AAAAGATTCTATAGATGAAATGTACGATAGTATAAATGATTATCTTAGAAAATGTATAGACAACAATTCAGAAATACTTCAATTGGAAATAAATAAACGAATTACTGATTGTTGCAAAAATATTATCCTTGTAATATCTCAAGATAAAAATAATACTAAACGTATAGAAAATAAGCTATTTAAACTTGCTACAGATCTTACAAATGGCATAAATACTGATCTTATTGGAATAGATATTAATAATTCTTCTAATGTCATAGACGTAGTCAATGTTAGAATTGACATATTTGAGGACTTGTTAGTAAAATATTTAGTAGAATAACGAAAGGAGATACTTTTAATGGCAGATATTATACAAACTGTTAAAGATGCTAATGGTAAAAGTATCGATATAAATATCTCCAAAATATGTGATATAAATGGTGATGGAAATAATATTACTTCAAGCATAAAAGACAGTGCTTTAAAAAATCGTATTAATTTCCAACATGATGTGAAAATTGTAAATACTAAAGGTGAAACATTAGATTCTAATCAACTTCTTAAAGATGTTAGTGAAGGTAAAACTAATATAGTAGCTTTAGATGTTGATATGGAAGCTACTCATTCTGGTAAGAATCATAATTATTGTATTTATTATGAAGATAGTATGGAAAAAGATTCTGAATCATTTATGAATCCCTTCCATAAACCGGTTCTTAAAAATCATGATGATTATTGCGAACCTATTGGAAGAATAACACAATCTTATGCTGGTCCATCTGAACTTACAGATGAACGTTCTGCTATTCATTTAAAAACTCACATTACAGATCAAGATGCTATTCCAAAATTTATTGATGGAAGATATGGTACAGTAAGCATCGGCGGTTCAATGGGAACTGTTGTATGTAACATCTGTGGTAAAACTATTCTCAAAGATGGTAAATTTCATTTCTGTGGTCATTGGCGTGGCGAAACTTATAAAGATCAAGTTTGCTACTGGGGTGCAAGAGATATTGAGTATCACGAAGTATCTATTGTTAATAATCCAGCTGATGATTTTGCTCAGATAATGAAAGTTACAGTCCTAACGGACAAAGATACAAATAAAGATAACAAGGAGGAAAATTCAATGGGCGGATCTGATTCTGCGGAAAACAATGTTGACAATATAATTGATCAAACATTGGAAACTACCTCAGACGTTCAAGATTCTACAGTCGATCCTGTTGAAAACCAGAGTCAAGAGCCATCTGGTAATGATGCTGGACAAACAACAGATAATGATTCTGGTACTCCAGAAAATACAACGACAAATAATCTTGATGGTTCTGAAAATACTAATCCAGGTACTACTCAAGATCAGCAATCTGATGAAAAAGATTCTAAGATATCTGAGTTAGAGAAAGAGCTTAAAGATGCTAAAGCTAAAATAGAAACTCTTGAAACAGAGGCTATTGATGCTCAATCTCAAATTCAAACTCTTACAAAGACTATCGAAGATACTAAAGCAGAAGCTGACAACTTTAAGCAACGTTGTGTCGCTCTTGCTACTGCAAACAAAGAAACATTTGTTGATAGTATCATAGAGAAAGAAAAATTCGATACAGAAGATGCTAAAGCTGAAAGAAAAAGAGATCTTATGATCAAATCTATGAAGGAACTTAAGAGCATTAAACAGGAATCTAGCCAATCTGATGCTAGAAGAACTCCTGCTAATGTTACAAGCCCTTGTCTTGCTGTTGAAAACAATGATGGTAAAGAAACAAGTAACGGTAACACAACCGATACTGATAAAAGCAACGAGGTAATTACAGTTAATGACGCTGCTCAACAAATTATCGCAAAGTTGCTAAAGTAAAATTTAAAAGGAGGAAACTTAAATGGCTTTATTTAGAGGTTATCAAAACCAACAGGGTTCTCGCTCTAATACTGCTTTAGTTCGTTCTGGTCATATGTCACCAGCCGAAAAGTGGTTACTTGACCCAACATTTAAAGATGTTAGTATGAGTGGTGTCTTCAAAGATGGCGTATTGTTCAATTATCAGTACGGCGGTCCTGGAATGGACGAAGTTGTTATTCCTAAAGGACGTATGGTAGGTGTTGCTCCTTCTGTTAAGGATTTCGTATCTAAGAAATATCTTACAACGATCACACTTCCTGGTCTTGCTACTGCTGGAAATACAATCGGTATGGCTCCATATAACTTCACAAAAGATTGGTTCCAACTTGATCGTTTTGGTGGAAATCAACCTTCAGTAATCACTCTTGATTACGTTGAACTTCCTTATATGCCTGGATTTACTGCAAATACTAACTTTACAAAAGCTGGTGTTCTTGCAGAAGAGCAAGCACTTTCTATTGATAATAGAATGCCTTGGGGCGCTGTTATTGGTGAAGTTCAAAATGGTGATTATGTTAAAGCTACTCCTTCTGGCCGTCTTACAAAATGGGTTGCTGGAACAGATGCTCCTCAACTTATTGTAGGACAAGTTCTTGCTTCTGATCTTAATGCAGAACCTACAGGATGGCTTAAATGGATGCTTTGGGAAGAACAGTACAAGAAAGAAGACGATATGTTCCTTAATCGTTCTGGTGTTTCTAATCTTCCTACAGATGAAGGTTATCCTTATGATCCTACATACACAGACGGTAATACTATCTTCCAGAATTATCAGTCTAATCTTGTTCACAATCCTACTGGTATTCTTGGTCTCCATGATGGTTCTGGTAACTATGATGGATTTGGAAAGAACGATACAGAATACACCGATATGAATCTTGGTGTTATTGCTGATGGTACTGCTAAAGATACTAAAGTTCAGTTCCAGGCAAAAGACTTTGCTGGTGGAGCACTTAAGAACTTACAGCAGGGTGTAACTGTTAAGATTGGTAGCACACAAGTTGCTGCTGATAATATTAAAGTATTCTATGAAAAAGGTATCATAGAAATTACTGTTCCTTCAGCTATATCTGGTGATCAGACTGTAACTGCTACTTATAAAGCGCTTCATTATGGAACTCCTTCTTGGGCTGATTTCAAGGGCGTTGAAGGTGCTATGTACGTATTACTTAAGAAATAATGTTAATAACGATAAGGCTGGCTTACTCTACAAAAGTAAGCCAGCATAAAATCATAAGGAGGAAATAAAAATGGCATTAACCAATGTTCTTGATAGTATGAATCAAGCTAACGCTAAGATTCAAGACGAACTTCAGAACAAGTTGAAGAATGGTCAATACTTAACAGATAGCGAACTTGATCAGTATCAGCTTACTGAAGATGATAAAAAAATACAGGAAGCATGGCTTAAATCTATAGATGGACAAAACGTACCAGGATTTAACTTTAAGGATTTCTTAGCATCACCTTCAGCTAAAGTTCTTATTCCTAGAGTTATTATAGGTACAATGAGACAGGCTGCTGATCCTGTATACCTTGCTTCTAAATTCTATAAGAAGATCCGACTTCAGAACGGAAATGCTGTTCTCTTCCCATCTATTGGTGTTATGAGAGCACATGATGTTGCAGAAGGTCAGGAAATTCCAGAAGAGACTGTTGACTGGCAGCTCCACAAGAACTCAATGATTCATGTTGGAAAATCTGGTGTTCGTATCCAGTATTCAGATGAATTAAAGAGTGATCTTGAGTTTGATCTTGTATCTGTATTGATCCAGGAAGCTGGTCGTGCAATGGCTCGTCTTAAAGAAGAAAAAGCATTTAATGAATGGCTCAGACATGGCTGGACAGTATTTGATAATAGATATAAGACAGTAAATCCCGCTGCTGGAACAACTGGTCTCGATTTTGATGGAAATCTTAATGATACTCTTTCAATCGACGATCTTCTTGATCTTATCATAGCAGTATATAATAACGAATATGTTCCTTCAAATCTTATCATGCATCCTCTTGTATGGTCTGTATTTGCAAAGAATGGTCTTACCGGATCTCTTACAGCTCCTTATGATAGAGATATTAAGAGAGAAATGCCTAATGCAAGCTTTAAGCTTGGTCCAGAAAGTATTCAAGGTAGACTTCCATTTGCATTTAACGTTGATCTTTCACCATTTGCTCCTATTGATGTTTACGACAAAACATTTGATATTTTCTGTGTTGATAAGAATAACGTTGGTGTTCAGATCGTTAAAGATGATCTTAAGACAGAAGAGTTCAGAGATCCTTCAAGAGACCTTAACAACGTTAAGGTTATCGAAAGATATGGCTTTGGTACATACAATGAAGGTAGAGCTATCTGCTCAGCTAAGAACATAAGCATGGCTAAGTCTTATGCTACACCAGAAAGAGTTTACACTATTGAAAAATAATAGCATATGAACAGGAGGGAAACATAATGAAGTTACAGTTGAATCTCAACAAACCTCAGAACTATGCTTTCTTCTGTCCTATCACAAGAGTTCATTTAACAAGGAGTAGCCCCGTTGGTTATGCCAACGAGGTTACGTCCTATATAAGAAGAGGTCTTAAGTCTAAATGTATATTACAGATAGACGAAGAAGGACAGGAGGCTGAAGTTAAAAAACAACCAGAACTTCAAAAAGAAACTGTTGAAGAAGCTCCCATAGAAGAAACTCCTACTGAAGAAACTCCTATAGAGGAAGTTAAACATGAAGAACCAGTAGAAACTCTTCCTACTCCACCAGAAGAAAACGAAGCTCCAGTTGTTGAAAAACAAGAAGAAAAACCTTCTAAAAGAGGTAGACGTAGTAAATAAATATTAAGGAGCGTGACACATGAATAATCAAAACGAAACAACAGGTTTAAGGGTATTATCAGTGTCTCCTTCTCATACAGAGAGTAACGTCAATGTTAATTCTAGCATTGACGTTACTTTCAGTTCTGATATAAATCCAGCCACTCTTACCAAAAATATTGTAGTATTTGAAGATTACAATAAAGTATATAAAGATGCTACTAGTCTTAAAGACTATTCTAAATTCTCTGTTGTTAAAGGTAGTATTACATATAACGACAGAGTTCTTACTTATACTCCAGATAAACCTTTTAATACAAATAGTTGTTATATATTAGTATTAAACGATAAAATAGCTGATATTATAGGTAATCAGCTAGTACAAAAATGTATAAATGTATTTTATACAGAAAAAGTTGCAAGCTACGGTAGATGTGAATTAGTATCTCCAAAATATGGATGTATTACTGATTCTATTCCTACTTTTACATGGATAAATCAGAAATCTCCATCTTATATATTCCAAATATCTAAGATAAACTCATTTGAATCTTTATTATTGGATGAAGTTATTCCTGGAAACGAATATGAAGATGAAATATCATATACTCCAGATTTTAATGCTCAAGAAGGAATGTACTTTATCAGAGTAAAAAGCGAAAATGGAGAATGGAGTGATACACATCAGATATTTATAAAACCAATTACTGATGCAGTGATAGCTCAAGAAGATACATCTGAAATGTTAGCATTTGAAGATTTTATGGATAATATATTAGATCCTATCGTTATTCTTGAGTATTTTCCAGAGCCTAACTCAGTTAACAATTCATTGAAAACCAATATCTTTTATATTAAAATAAAAGGGAAAGTGGATGATTCAAGAATTGATCTTAATAATTGTTATGTTTATGGAGAATCATTAGATGATGATCATGAAGAATATTCACATGAATCTGTAAACGGTAATTGGTCTATAATATATGATTCTTTCTATGATGCTACATATGTAGTATTTACTCCTTACTTATTAAATCCTACTGAAGAAGAACAAGAAGAAGAAAATAATGAAGAATCTACAGAGGAAGAACCAAATTCAGATGAGCCTAATAACTCTGAAACTGAAAATAATAATTCTGAATCTGAAGATCAAAATAACAATAATGAAAATACAGGAGAAAATACTTCTGATAATACTGGAGAAAGTTCGGAAGAAAATCAAGAAATAACAGATAATACTTCCGAACAATCTGAACAAACAGAAGATAATTCTTCTGAAAATGAATAATAAACATCTTAAGGTATAATATATGGGATTCCATGTTGTTTATGTTGCTGGTGGTGAACTTGATAGAGTAAAGAAAGTTGATTATGTAAAAGAAATCAAAAACTTTGCTCAATTACCACAGCCATATAACAAAATGGTAATGATGAATGTTCCTGCCATGGAAGGTATATATACTCTTGAATGGACTAGTCCAGAAGAACCAATGGAACTTTTATCATTAGTAGTAACATGTTCTGGATATGGAGAAAACGATTATTATAATCTGTACGTTAATAATGAAAGATGGTTTGACACATGGTTTCCTACAGAAGTAAAAGAAGGTCTTTATATAGGTACTGCTACTTATGTTTATAAACTAGAATCTGAATCAAAATTCATTCTTAAGTTTGTCAATATGAGTGGAACTGCTAAAAAAGTATGGCTAGGTATAAGACTTCTTAGAGAAAAAACAGTTGATGATATCATTAATGTAGAAATGTTAGATGTAAACAAAGTAACCTCTAATTCGGATCCTATAAATCTTGCCGCTGGCGATTATATTGGAACTGGAGAAAGCTATCAAGAATTAGAAAACGTTACTACAGATTATATTCAAGAATATAATATTCCAAAAGAAAATATTATAGAAGAACCAAAATCTACTGATGAACCTGTAGATGATACTACTTAATATTTCAGATGATAATAGCATAAGACGTTAAAAACTTATATATTATATTGTATAGAATTAATTAAGGAGGAAATAAGATGGCTCAAAATACTACCAATGAGTATAGAAAGTTCAGATATTATGAAGGCGTATGCTCATCATCTGATTTCATTAAAGAAATTGCCAAAGTAGTATCTTTAGGTGTAAAAAGCGATCCTATTAAAGATGGTGATACGGTTATACAGCCAGCTCGATCTTTAAAATCTAAAAACTGGGATATAGTATATCCTATGGTTGATTCTACTTTTTCTGAATATAGTAGAATCAATTCAAGAGATAAATATCTTGATCCAAACAATGGTGTAGATAGTCTTAGTGAAGAAGCCAGAATAGAAAAGCTTAACAATCAGATCAAACAAATTACTAACAATGTTGTATTACGTACAAAGACAACAGTAAAAAATCTTACTGATGAGGAAATAGATGATCTTACTGTAAGTGCAGATTCTAATAAAGCTAGTACAACTATGTATGTACAGTTTTATAAACCAGAATTTCTTGCTAATCCAGAGGAATATCCTCTTGATGCTGAACTTCATGGTCTTACCCCTCAGCTTGTAACAAAAGAAATGTATGAAGAAGCAAGAAAAGCAAAAGCTTCTGTTATTATAGATCTTAGTAAGCTTGAAAAAGAATATAAAAAGACTAGACATGAAGGAATAATAACATCAGAACAATCTAAAGAAATAGTAGATTCTATATCTGGTCCATTAAGTCTTTCATATCTTTTTGATGCTGAAAATGGTATTTTTAATGGTCTTGCTCTTATTGAAAATGTTCCTGTAGCTCAATTAAATACGATATTACAAAAACCAGATAATATAACCAGAGTTACAACATGTGATCTTAATCATTCACAGTTAAATACTATAAAACAAGAACAACCAGATCTTTATAATTTCTTATTTAAGATTTGCGGTCTTAAAACTAGTTTTACTGTAAATGATTGGAATAATATAGATAAAATGACTATATCTGTAACTCTTTCTGGAACAACAGAGAGTGATCAGGTATGTTATGTTAATCTTTATTATGACAAGGTTGTTACTATATATTCAGTTGGTCCTAGTAAAGAAGATGGAAGATCATATATAGATGTTGATAAAGAGTATCTTACTAACGGAACTCAAACATACGAAGCAATAGACAATATTATTCCAGAATTATATTCTGAAGGTAGATACGTTAAACTTCCAGATAAATACTTAAAAGATCCTAACAAAACACAAGTTACTTTTAATCCAGATGAAAAATTAAGATTTTGTCTTGATAAAGTAAAAGACGAATCAATTTTATATGGAACATTAGTAATAAGATTACAATATGATAAAAAACTTAATTATACAGATATAAATTCTCTTCAAATAACAAATAGTGTTACATTACCAAATAATCATTATTGTCTTGTTAGAATGTTTGATAATCCTTCAGAAGATTTTTCTGGACCAGAACCTA